CAAGTAATATCAAGGTTGAAGCTAAGGGATTAGGAACGCAAGTACGAGGATTAAGGCACGGGTCGGCTCGTCCGGATTTATTTATACTTGACGATTTAGAAAGCGATGAATCAACGAGCACAGCCGATCAAATCGCAAAAGCTAAGACATGGTTTAACGATTCTATGTTACCAGCGTTAGCAAAGGACGGTCTCGTTATATATCTCGGAACAATCTTATGCTACGGATCGTTATTACACTATGTCGTAGAAGAACGTCGCGACTTTGAATCTCGTAAATTCGCAGCAATAAAATCGTTTGCTAAGCGATCAGATTTGTGGGACGAATGGCGAGAGATTTACCGGCGAGATGACGAGAATGCTGCCGAAGAGGCTTTATCATTTTATCGTGAAAACGAAAAAGAAATGCTTGACGGCGCGGAGATATTATGGCCCGGATTCTGGTCGTATTATGACCTAATTATTATTCGCGAAGAATCCGGAACAAAATCGTTTAATCAAGAATATCAGAACAACCCAACCGATGAAGAACGTCAAATATTTAAGCCAGAATATTTCGAGGAATTTTACTTTGACGACGAAGATTTAACGGCTATAAATAAGACTAATTTTGGCGCTGTGGATATCGCGATGGGCAAGGAAAAAGGCGATTATAGCGTTATTGTTTCCGGAGTGGTAAATAACGATACTGGAACGCTTTATATTTATGATGTGTTTATGGATAAATGTCATCCGGATGTATTAATTAATGAAGTAGTCGAACACACTTTTAAACACGAATACGAAGGATTAGCGGTAGAGGCGCAGGCAGCGCAAGAGTTTATAGCGGATAGAATGGCGGATGAATTACAATCGCGAGGTTATCCGGCACATACACGATTAAAACAAATTAAACATAGGACGCGTAAAGAATTACGGATAGAGGCGATGTTACCGGATATACAAAAAGGAAAAATACGTTTCCACCGTAAGTTTAGAAATACACCTGAGATGGAGCAGTTCGAAATGTATCCAATGCATGCTCATGACGATTTCCCTGACGCAGTTTCTATGTTAACGATGGTAGCGCAGCAAAGAAAGTCATTCGTAAGAACAGTAAAGCGGATGAATAGATGGTAGAGTAACGTAACTAAATAATACAACACAATGAAAGGAGGATGATATCCGGATGAGTTACACGCGTAATATACATGCTGATTACAACTTATTATCCCCCGAAGACCTTGACGAGTTGATATCTAACGGATTTCGAAAATCTCTTGGAAGAGAGACAATCGAACGTATTAATCGCCAGTTAGAAAATTACGGTTATTACAACGGCAAGCAGCATCGAAACGAATATGGGGAACTTGTTAAAGCAGAAGAATTAACAAGACCGCCGGGCGTTGATTACGACCCAACTCGATATGCTACAAATTATTTTAAGGCGATAGTAGACCGTAAAGCTCGATGGCAAATGGGAGGAGAGCATGGAATATCCGTACCTCGACGACAAATTGACAATATAGAAGATGTATTATCAGACGATTACGAGCCCAGCAAAGAGCAACTTGAAGAGAATAAACGTGCAGAGAATTATGAACGGCTACTCTACCAATTATGGGATGAAAATCGTATGAGATCGCGACTAGTTCAAGCGGCTCGTGATAGGTTAATAGCTGGCAGAGTCGTTTGTAAGATAGTATTTAATCCTCGAACAGGTAAATTGCGATGGATTTTTCGACCAGATTACGAATATATCCCGATTTATTCCGATGATGATTTCGAGGAGTTAATCGGGGCGCATTTTATTAGGGCGACTAAATTTGAAATGAATGGCGAAGATGTGGACGCCATTCGGAAGCAGTCATTTTCGTTGGAGGACGGAATGGCGTACGTAGAAGAAGCAATATATAAAGAAGATGATTTAACGTTATTACAGACGTTACAAGAAAAGACTCCGCTAGGTCTCGATTTTATCCCAGTACAAGAATTTCCGATTAATGAATTAATTTCGGAAAATCTAGGCAACTCAGAGATATCGGATTTACGCGAGCAAAACGATGTACTCAATCAAATGAATGAGGACGCTATAGACTCACTTAAGTTTGAAATGTTTGAAATAACCGCAATTACTAACGCAACCCCGGGGGCAGCGGATGAATTCGTAGTAGCTCCGGGTAGCGTAGTAGAAATACAATCGCCAGGAGATACTAAAAGCGCTGACATTAAGAAGGTTACAGGCAATTTTAGCTGGAAAGAAGCGTTTAAAGATCAATACAACCGTGTTAAGTCTGCAATGCATGAGATTAGCGGGTTGCCACAAATAGTCCCGCAAGAGCTTAACTTTGGCGGGCTTAACGGTGAAGCATTACAGGTATTATTTCACGATATTATAACAGATACTGAAGAGCATTGGATCTCATGGGGCTATAATTTAGCTGAATTACATGAAAAATCAATACGGTATCTACAAGCCCGAACGAACAGACGTATTTTCGCGTATGACAAAGACGTGGTAAAGTCTATCGGAGATAATTACGATAATGAAATGCGTTTTCAATTGCCGTTACCTGACAATCGTCGCGAATTAGTTGAGTTACTAGATCTCGAAGTGGCAGCTGGATTTGAGTCTAATAAGGGCGCGATGGAGCGCTTGGGCGTTGAAAACGTGCAAGCGAAGGTACAAGAGATTGAAGGTGAAAGAAATTACAAAAAGGAAAATAGTGTAGCAAGTTATGGCGAGGAGGGAGACGAAATAGACGATGAGTAAGCCATATTTTTCTAAGGAACCGTATCACGTAAAAACGATAGACGGGAGCGCAGGAGGTGGCGGAGGCTGTATGAGATTTTTAACAGGTCAAGGAGAGCCTTCCGAAGACGAGGGCATGCCCGGGGATGTTTATTTAGATACGGACAGCGGAGATTTATACACGAATAAAAACGGGGTATGGGAGTTAGAAATCAATTTGAAAGGCCCTAAGGGCGATCCGGGCGAAGATGGTAAGGATGGAGAGGATGGAGAACAAGGCCCTAAAGGCGATAAAGGCGATCCTGGAGAAGACGGGTTTGGGACAGAAGAGCAATATAATGATATTATATCACGTCTCGAAGCTTTAGAAGACGCATTAGAGTAAGACGATTAAGAAATCAACGGAAATAAAATCCGCCCACGAAGGCGTAAAAATCGAAAAGGAGATGGTATATATGATTAAGGAAAATAAAAACGAAATAACTAACAAGGAAGAAACGAACATCGACGAAAAGACAGACACGACGGACGCGTCGAAAAACACGGAAGAACGGAAAGTTGATAATCAACGCATACCTTACGAACGTTTTAAGGAAAAAGTCGATGAGGTTAACGAGTTGAAAAAGAAGTTAGCTGAAATAGAGAAAGCTCAAAAGGAAAAAGAACGTAAGGAACTCGAGGAACAAAACGAATACAAGAAGTTATACGAGCAAGCGGTACAGGAAGCCGAGAAAGCTAAGCAAAACGCATTAAATACAAAGAAGAGTGCATTACTTGCTCAAGCTGGTTATGACGATGATCAAGCGAAAGCACTTGTAAAACTAGTTGAAGGAGAAGATGACGAGTCTATTAAAGAATCTATTAAAAAGTTACAGGCGTTATTTCCTGCTCAGGATAATTTCGCAGACCCGAGCGCTTTCAACGGCGAAAGAGAAAAGCCGAAGACAAGGGGCGCTGATGAGGTTGGGGCGGAATTATTCGAAAGGATTAAAAATAAAATATTTTAAGTGAGGAGAGATGTATAAATGGTTTACGGATCAATTATTCGTAAAGGCGATTTTCGTGGTGGAAAGAACATTTTAGCAAGCGAACATTTTCAGTACATTGAAGGCGGTGCGACTTTAGATTATACCAAATTTGATAGCGGCTATAACGAAGTAGGCCAGTTGATTGCACGCAATCTAGAGACAGGCAAGTTTGAGCCGTTTACTACCGGTGAGGACGCTCCAGAATTTGACAATCACGCTATACTTAATGAGGATTTTTATAATGACTACGAACAAGATTTAGTCGTAGGAGAAGTCATTGTAAGAGGGAGTGTCTACGAGGATAAGTTACCTCAAGATGTGCCGGAAGAGTTTAAAGAAGCTAACCCGTTAATTCGTTATGTAACACATGTTTAATAACATCTTAATCTAAATTTTTAAAAAGGAGTAGATATTAAAATGGCAGGAATTACACATATTAGAGAGTTAAAACCAGAAGCGTTAGGAAAACTAGCGGAAAAGGTGGATCGTCACGCGATAGAAATACAAGACGACGTGCTAAACTTTTTACCCGACGAAGAAGTTTACGATCATGAGTTCGCATATAATGTAGTTAGAACGACGTCTCAAATGGGTGCTATGATCGGGATCGGAGCCGAACCCCCAGTACGTGACCGAGACGAAGTAGCTCGTAGAATTGGTGAGCTAGCTAAATATGGTTGGAAAGATATTGTTACAGAAAATGAATTACTTAAGTTACACAATCCGCGAAATGAAGGGGAGTTTAAGGCTCTAGTCGAGGCCATCACAGCAAACGGCGCTA